CTCTGATCTTCCTGCTTTTCCAGTTCCAAAACTTCTTCATCGGATTTTTCCTCCTTCCCATTTCCGTTATCCGCCGCAAATATCCCGGCATCCTCCAGCTTCGTCATGTTTCCATTGATCAGGTACAGATCGCCGCCCTGTTCAGCCGGTATCCTGTCAAGGTTTTCAAGCTCACGGATATCATTTGCAGACATCCAGCCGTTCTGCCTTGCCGTGGCATAGCCGTTCATACGGCTCTGGTAATCACCCCTGAGCAACCCGTCCACATTGAACTTAAAAAAATACTTCTTCTTTTCGTCCGGTGTCAGAAGCGCCCTTACCATCGCCTGTTCCCATCTGCTCACCCAGGGATCCAGCGTGTACTTCACGAACTCCAAGCTCTGCTGCTCAATGTTATTGAAGCTGCTCTTTTCCAGATCACCGATCATATGAGGCGGCACACGGAAGATCCTTGCGATCTCATCAATCTGGAACTTCCTTGTCTCCAAAAACTGAGCCTGCTCCGGACTGATACTGATCGGCGTGTACTTCATGCCTTCTTCCAGAACCGCGATCTTATTGGAATTGCCGGAACCGCCGAAAGTCGCCTGCCAGCTTTCCCGTACCTTGCTCGGATCCTTTATGGTTCCCGGATGTTCCAGCACGCCGCTCGGAGCCGCACCGTTCGCAAAGAACTTGCTGCCGTATTCCTCCGTGGCAATCGCCAGACCGATAGCATTTTTCGCCATCGCAATCGGGCTGTAACCAACCAGACCGTCGAACCCTAATCCCGGAATGTGAAGAACATCATGAGGCTGAAGCCTTACCGTCCTTCCAACCTTATTGGTGCCTTTTCTTCCGTCCACATCGTCCGAATCGTAAACGATATATTCGTAATAGAGCCGTCCATGCTCATCACGGTCCACCTTCATCCGATCCGGCATCAGCGGATACAGAGCCACGACTTCACCCTTGCCATTGCGGATGATCTGCGAATACGCATTCCCCCACAAAAGCAGGTGTGTCATCAATGTCTCCCGGAATATGAAGGAAGTCATCTCCGGATTCGGCTCATCATGGAGCAAAAAATAAAGCGGATGATCCACCGCTTTTTCCTTACCGCCATCGTCGGTATATCTATAGAATTGTAATGGCAGGCTCGCCACCGCTTCCGACAGGATCCTCACGCAGCAGTACACCGCCGTCATCTGCATTGCAGACCGTTCCGTCACATACTTGCCTGAAGCCGTCCCGCCTAAGAAAAACGAATACGAACTTCCCGCCGTCCTGTCCATGGGCTTATCCCTGCTCCGAAATAAACCACTCAGTATTCCCATCGCCATTCCCTCCATTCCTTAGAAAACCAATAATCCTCTCGTATCATAAACAGACTCCGTTGTTTCGTTTCCGCACCTGATCGCACGGTCAAGCGCCATGATCATCGCAATAGCCCCGTCGATTTTCTCCGTGGACTTCGCTTTATCCGCCTTGATGTTTCCCGCCGGATCCGTGCGGATATAAATGTTATCCATGTTCCACCGCAGGACCGGATGACCGCCGTGGGCGATCTTCTGTTCCAGCACCAGCCTCATCAACTCCTTGGTCGGAGGCGACATGGAAGCAAAACCCTGTCCGAACGGCACGACCGTAAAGCCCATACCTTCCAGATCCTGCGACAGCTGAGTAGCGCCCCATCTGTCATAAGCGATCTCCCGGATATAGAACCTCTCGCCAAGTCTCTCAATGAACTTCTCGATATATCCGTAATGGACCACATTTCCTTCCGTCGTTTCCAGAAAGCCCTTCCGCTCCCAGACATCATAAGGAACATGATCACGCTTTACTCTTAAGTCCAGTGTTTCCTCCGGAACCCAGAAATACGGAAGCACGATATATTTGTCCTCTTCATCCACCGGTGGAAATACCAGGGCAAACGCCGTCAGGTCAGTCGTGCTCGACAAGTCCAGTCCGCCATAGCAGACACGCCCTTCCAGTTCATCCTCATCCACAGGAAAACTGCAGGCGTCCCATTTTTCCATAGGCATCCACCTGACCGCCTGCTTCACCCACTGATTCAGCCTCAGCTGGCGGAAAGAATTTTCTTCCCCCGGATTCTGTTTCGCTGATTCACAGGCCGCTTTTACCTTGTCTATCCCCACCGTGATATCCAATGAAGGATTCGCCTTCTTCCAGACCTTCGGATCCGTCCAGTCGTCGGATTCATCTGCGCCATAGATCACCGGATAAAAAGTCGGATCGATCTTGCGTCCTTCCAGAATATCCTTTGCCTTCTGATGCGTTTCATAGCAAATGCTGTTCGTATCCGTTCCTGCCGTCGTGATCAGGAAATACAAAGGCTGCATCCTGGCGTCACCGGAACCCTTCGTCATAACATCGAATAGTTTCCTGTTCGGCTGAGTATGCAGTTCATCAAACACAACACCGTGGATATTGAAGCCATGCTTCGAATAAGCTTCCGCAGACAACACTTGATAAAAGCTGTTGGTCGGCTGGAAGATGATACGCTTCTGTGAAGCCAGTATCTTCACCCTCTTATTCAGAGCCGGACACATCCTGACCATATCCGCGGCAACCTCAAAGACGATGGACGCCTGCTGCCGGTCTGCCGCGCATCCGTAAACCTCAGCCCTCTCTTCACCGTCGCCGCAGCATAAGAGCAGAGCCACCGCCGCAGCCAGTTCACTCTTGCCCTGCTTTTTAGGGATCTCAATATATGCGGTATTGAACTGCCGGTATCCGTTCGGCTTCATCGTACCGAACACATCCCGGATAATCTGTTCCTGCCAGTCGATCAACTCAAAAGGCTTTCCCGCCCAGGTTCCTTTCGTGTGGCAGAGGCATTGGATGAAATTCACTGCAAAATCAGCTGCATCCTTGTCATAAACGGAATCCTTCGCCTTGAACTTCGTAGGCTTATACTTCTTCAGCTTACGCATCTTCATCCGCATCACCGCCTTTAAGCCACTGCCGGTACACCTGCTCGGATATCCTCGCCATCATCACAGGCGGAACGCTCATCCCGCAGATATACTGGACGCTCTGATCCATGAAATCGTAATCCTGCGGAAACGTCTGGCAGCTTAAAATATCCCTGTCCGTCATAAGCAGGCCATCGCACATCCGGTACATGGAACTGCCCGCCACAATGGTATATGCCGGTTCATCATCAGAAATGATTGGCGTTGTAAACCCGCTGTTCTTGACCTTTCGCACCCTCTCATTGATATCCGCAATACAGCGGTCAGAAGGAATCCTATATTTCAAAAGCTTCGCCTGCATACTGTCAGGATCCATCGCCTTGCCATAAGGTTCCCGGACATCCCTGAACGGGATTGGCTTTGAATGGAACTCCATAGACAGCTTCGGATACTTCATGTCTTTCCGGTGCGCGATAAAAAAGACGCGCTCCCTTTTCTGAGGCACGCCCATCCTTGCAGCATTAAACAGAAATATCTGCACCGTATATCCGGCATCATCGAATCCCTTCACGATCTGGTTGACCCAGCCCTTCGCGTTTCCAATGATGATACCCTTCACGTTCTCTGCGATCACAACCTTCGGCTGTAACCTCTTTGCTATCGCTATGAAATAAAGGAACAGGTCATCCAACCTCTGCTTTGCCTGACCTTCCCGGAATACCTTTTCCGTGTTCCAGCCTTCTTCCCTGACTCCCGCCGTGGAAAATACAGAGCATGGCGGTGAACCGTCCAGCACATCCAGATGGATCAACTCTTCAGGTATCTTCTCATCAGGCAGCTTCAGGAATTCCCTGATATCCATAAGGAAACTGTGCTTCGGATGATTGTTCTGCTTATATACCTTCATCATGCCGGGGTCGATCTCGCAGTTGCCCACGACATCAAATCCCGCCAGCTTATATCCCAGTGAGGAACCGCCGCCGCAGGAGAAGCAGGAAAACACGGTATGCCCGTGCTTCGGTCTTTTCTCCAATTCGGCAAGGCTCCACTTCCATGGAAACTCAGTTGAACCGGAAACCGCAGTTCGGGCATTCGTATTTGAACTCTTCATCCCCAAACACCTCCGCATCTATTTCCGTGGTACCTGTCAGTTCCTTTTTAGAACCGCCGCTTCCATCTCCATCAACCGGCAAGTCAACCGCCATACCAAAAAAGTCGAACCCTTCCAGATCAAGTCCTTCCAGTTCGACTTCCAACTTCATGAGATCCCATGTCGCCTTTTCCCCGGTCTTGTTATCAAGGAACCGGTATTTCTTTTTCTGTTCCTCGGTCAGTCCGTCGCAGATCAGGCATTCCACATCATCCATACCCAGAGCCACAAGTGCCTTGTATCTGGTGTGACCTGCGATGATCACATGATTCTCATCCACGATGATCGGCGTGATATAGGAACACTGCCGAATGCTTTCCGCAACGGCATTCACCGCATCTTCGTTTTTTCTCGGATTATTCTTATACGGCTCAATGTCCGCAAGCTTCAATCTTTCCAGCTTCATACCTCGAACACCTCCCCGCAGCACGGACAGGTCATCGTCTTAGGACCCGCCTCTTCCGATCCATCATCGGGAAGCGCGATCTCAGGCTGTCCGAAATCATATCCCTGAAAATCTACATCGCATAATTCCGCAGAAAGCTTCTTCTGATCCCAGGAAGCCATCTCAGCCGTCTTGTTATCGTACAGACGGTATTTTTTCTTCTGTTCCTCTGTCAGATCGGAGGTGATCACAACCTCGCATTCCTTATATCCCAGTTTTTTCAAGGCCTTATACCTTGTATGCCCCGCCAGGATCACTCCATCCTCATCAATAATGATCGGCGCGATGTAGGAACACTGTTTGATACTCTCCACAACATCGTCCACCGCCTCATCATTTATCCTCGGATTGTTCTCATAAGGCTTCAATTCCGACAGCTTTTTCTTCACGTATTTCATCGAAACCCTCCTCGTATAGTAAGTTTATAAGCAACAGAAATTGCTTATGAACTTACTCTTTTTATGTATAGAAGTACGGACATCTAAGAGGAACTCCCCTCATCCTTTTCACTTCTATATGTCAATGGT